GGTGGTTGGATGTGTGCGTGGTACACGTCCAGTCACTGATGTTCTGGTTTTCCAGTGCGTATGCCGAGGCTCTGGACAGTAATTGATATAAAAGTTGCTCTAGCTGTGGCTTGTAGGTGTAGAGCAGGGGCGTTATCCGAGCGTCTGTGGTGTTAGCAAACCACCGCCCTAGGACGGGTGGACCGAGCGTCTGTGGTGTTAGCAAACCACCCATCTGTCTGGGTTTGCGGGCTACCGCAGCCTGAAGAGGCAATACTATCCTAATCTTTCGATTAGGCGCGTGGGCGCGTTAAGTCCACCCTTTCCCTTCTCAAGTTATGGTTACGACTTGGGATGCAACGCTTTCGGCCTCCCCACCCCCAACCCCTATGGGGTTTTGGGGGCGTGTGGGGGCCAACCTCGCTCGAGTTTTCACGAGTGGTCCTTTGAGCTGTTGCTTCGGAGAATCTGAGATGTTAATGCGCGACGATAGCGTCCGCAAGGGCATCAGGAGTGCAATGTTGCAGCATAGGTATCCAACCATAGCTGGGACACTGGAGGGTGTTGCAGCCAATGGCTACGACATGCGGGAGACGGCAGCGCTCTGTGTGGCACCAGTGCGCATCGTTCCGGCTTTCGCTGCCGACATGGTCCTACTGCTTAAGTCCCATTTGGGACCACTCAGTCTCACCGACGCTAATGTGTTGCTCGTTAATACCGAGTACCACCGCGTGTGTCGCGGGCTGAGTGTGCGGTATGTAGATCAGGCCGTGCACCGTCAGCACGTCGTTAATGCATTCTTTACTGAGGATGTTTTCGACGTTGTTGGCCAGACCAGGAGTCGGTTGCCCCGGTGGTTGCGCTTGTTGTTGGGCCATAAAGGTCCGGCAGCTAGCATAGCCTGCTGAGGGTGCCCGATTAGAGTGGCAGGCACCCGCACAACACACGATGCAAGCTTGGTTGCTCGTGTGCCTAGTGTGGGTGGCACGTTGTGTGTCACTCGAAATGGGCTTGCACCCAAAACCCGTCAATTCGTCGTATTAAACGGGTTTTCACCTAATCACAACTTGGGTGTTTACAACAACGACGTCGACGCAGTCGTGAGAGCGCTCACTGAACGCTACTTTTTCTGTGCCGATGGGACGGGGGGGTTCCGTAAACCCCTCAAGGTAGCGCGTGGTGCCTTCAACCATCCTGGTCTACTGTCTTTTAGGAAATCAGTGTGTGGCCACATGCCCCGACTTCCCCGGTTGACCCCACCTCAAGTGGTGTCAATGTATACCGGAGCGAAACGTCGTGTGTATGAGGCTGCACTAGAATCCTTGAACAGGAGGCCGTTTGGTGATGGTGACGCTCTGTTATCCTCATTCGTCAAGTTCGAGAAACAAGATGTCAACAAAGCCCCGCGGGTTATTAACCCACGGAGCCCCAGGTACAATCTTCAACTTGCACGGTATTTGAAGCATGCTGAGAAGCATTTCTACCGTGCAATCAATAAGGCTTTTGGCGGTGTGACCCCGGCCACCGTTATTAAGGGTTACAACGCAGACGTTAGCGCTGCAATCCTTAGAGCCAAGTGGGATAGGTTTCGGGACCCTGTGGCTATTGGGTTGGATGCTGAGAAGTTTGACATGCACGTTAGCGTGTATGCCTTATTGTATGAGCATTCCTTTTACCTTTGGCTTCATTCCCAATGTCCCTTCTTGGCACGCCTATTGAAATTGCAGTTACGTAACAGTGGCATTGCCTGGTTACGTGATGGCAAAGTGAAGTTCTCAATACGTGGGTCACGCTCGTCCGGTGACATTAACACCAGCTTAGGCAACTGCATACTTATGTGTGCTTTGGTGTTTGCCTTCGCCTCTTGGGTTGCAGTAACCGTCGAGCTGGCCAACAATGGGGACGATTGTGTGGTGTTTATGGAGCGTACAGACGCTGACAGGTTCACGGCGGCTTTGCCCGCCTGGTTCTCTGTACGGGGTTTTAAGCTTACTGTTGAGCCCACTGTTGACATCTTTGAACAGGTTGAGTTTTGCCAGACTCGGCCTGTGCTTGTGGCTGGTCGGTGGAGGATGGTGCGCAATTTGCGCACCTCTCTGATGAAAGATGCCATGTGTCTAGTTCCCGTTCCGAACCACAATACCTACAGGAAATGGCTTTATGCCGTTGGTGAATGTGGATCTATCTTGTGTTCGGGTGTGCCCGTCCTGTCTGCGTACTACGGTATGCTAATGCGCCATGGGGTTAAATGTAAGGACACTTTTCGCGACGAGGTGTTTAAGAATCGCTCACAACTCCAGCTTTCTACTGGGGTCGTGAGTGCTCCACTCACTGATGCTGCGCGGGTGTCCTTCTATTATGCCTTTGGGGTTAACCCAGATGTACAGCTCGTGCTTGAGCGCGAGTTGTCACGTATGCGCATCCATCAGGTTGGGAATGACATTATAAGTAGGTTCGATCTGCGCCTACTACCGGGGATTAATATTGTCGATCATCTCTAGGCAATATGGCAAAATCAAAGAAACAAATCGTCGTGAAGGTACAACCTTCCAAATCGAAGAAAACCAAACAAAAAGATAAAGTCTCGGCTATTGGCCAGGCTTTGCGTGTGTTGGGAGGAATTGGAGGTGGCGCGGCTGGTGCATTCCTGGGCCATGGCGACCTTGGTAGGCAAGCGGGCACCTCGCTCGGTGCCGCTATTAGTCGCTGGCTTGGTACAGGTGATTACACCGTGCGTGCCAACTCCATTGTGCAGTCGCTAAAGTCTAGTGAAAGCATTCCCGCAATGCATATTAATGGTCAGTCTGTCATTATCCGACACAAAGAATTTGTTGGGGAAATTCGGGGCAGTGTTAACTTTCGGGTTCGCCAGTCCTTTTTCCTCAACCCTGGCCTGTCCAGTTCCTATCCGTGGCTTAGTGCGGTTGCTAATTCCTTTCAGGAATACCGCATTAGGGGTATGGTCTACCATTACGTACCTAGCAGTGGTACTGTAGTTTCTGCAAACCCTGCACTTGGTACCGTCATGATTCAGACTTCTTATCGTTCCACGGATACGGCTCCAGGCCAGAAGCTGGAGTTGTTGAATGAGTATAACGCGAGTGAAAGCGTCCCATCTGAGGCATTTTGCCATCCGATTGAATGCGATCCCCGTGAAAACCCTTTCAACGTTCAGTATGTGCGCTCCAGGGATGTGCCAGCTGGTGATAACCGGATGTTGTACGACCTTGGTGTCACGCATGTTGCAGTTTCTGGCCAGCAGGCCAATGATCAGGTTCTGGGTGACCTTTGGGTCACCTATGAGGTTGAACTGAAGAAGCCCATTGTTTCGTCCAATGTGACGACAGACACGGATTATTTTGTGGCTGAGGGCGCCGTTACCGGTGCTGGCACTATTGGTGGCGCCTCGCTGAACATTTTTCCAAACACGTTCCCGGGTTATCCTTTGATTCGAGGCACCTTGGGTGTGACGTTGAGTAACAACAACATCATATTCCCTGTTGGTGCACGTGGTAAGGTTATGGTCACGGGACGCTACTATGCCACCGGTTCGTTCACCTTTACAACCGTCTTTGGCACGCCTGCGTTCAACAATTGTTCTTCGTATTCACCCTTTGGTGTGGCCACGATTTTCAACGGTACCAGGTTTGTTCAGGATGCCGATGACATTGTGTTGATTACGTTGGTTGACCTTGACACCATTAGTGGTGGAGCACCATCCGACCCACTCAACACCAGATCCATGCAGTTCAGTCCTGTGGACATTCCTTTCACTACGGGTGTGAACTGGGTCTGGACCGTTTCCCGCTTTTTGTGATATATGTGCTATCAAAAATATAAAAATTTGTAAAATTTTGAAAACCC